TTGAGAGCAATATGTCTCACGTTAACTTCCGCGAAGTAGCTGCATCTTCTGCTGCTTACTCTCTGCGTGATGCGTTTGACGAAGGCGTAATCGCTACTATGTTTGCTGGCGTTCCTGCTGCAAACCCAAATCACATTCTGGGTTCTGACAGTGCTACTGACCTTGCTGCTGGTACTTTTGACGGTACTGGTAATCTTGACATTGGCTTTGGAGCTTCTGAGCATGATCCAATTGACGTTCTTTCACACATGGCGCGTCTGCTTGACGAGCAAAATGTTCCTGAAGAAGGCCGTTGGTTCCTTGCAAATCCAGAGTTCTATGAGCAGCTTGTACAAAGCAACTCTAAGCTCCTGTCTGTAGATTACAACGCTGGTCAAGGTTCAATCCGTAACGGTTTGGTATCTTCTGGCAAGCTACGTGGATTTGATATGTACAAGACTAACAACATTGCCGGCACTACTAATGCTGCTGGTAAGTGTCTGGCTGGTCACATTTCATCTACCTGTACTGCTCAGACTATTGTTAACACTGAAGTAATTCGTGATCCAAGCAGCTTTGGTGACATTGTACGTGGCCTCCATGTTTATGGTGCTAAGGTACTGCGTCCAGAAGCTCTGGTATCCGCATTCTACGGTATTGACTAAGATTATCGGGGGTCTGAAATATGGCCCCCTTTAATTTAAGGATTAAGCTATGCCTCAAATTGGAAGCGAACAAAACCCCGTTAGATTTAACGTAAACAACAAAGTTAAAATTCGTGCTAAATATTATAGACACGAAGACAAGAAAAAAGCTGACGAAAACTACGATAGGATTTTTAGAAATCCTGATAACCCTGTAAATCATAGAGAGGAAGAAAACAAATGATGTATGGTGACAAAAAGAAAATGATGAAGGGTGGCTATAATAAAATGAAAAAAGCTGATGGTAACAAAATGGCTCGCCGTGAATATAGTAAAGGTGGTTCTGTTGCTGGTGCTATGAAAACTGCCAAGCCTTGCTAACATGAAAGTTAACGCACCTGAAGGCTACCACTGGATGAAAAGTGGTAAAAGCTACAAACTTATGAAAGACCCTAGAGATGGCTTCAAGCCTCACAAGGGTGCTTCAAAGTCTGCTAACTTTGAAATTCAAAAGGTTCATAAAAAATAATGGCTAAAAATTATTTACAGTTAACGAATGAGCTGCTAAGAGAATTAAATGAAGTTGTTTTGACTTCTGCTAATTTTTCTTCAGCTATTGGTATACAGGCTCATGCAAAAGACTGTATTAATAGAGCCTATTTAGATATTGTCAATGAAGAACCTAAGTGGCCTTTTTTGGCAACAGGCGAAAGTGGTACTACAGATCCTATGTTTGGTAATGTTTCTGTTGAAACTACTGCCGGAACAAGATGGTACGAATTAAAAGCTGCTAGTGATAACCTAACAACAGACTATGGAGCTATTGATTGGGATAATTTTTATATAACAACTGTGGGAGTTAGTGGTGAATCTGCGCCATATGTTTCTAAAAATTTACAATATATCACTATTGATACATGGAGAGACTTTAAAAGAACTACAGAAAACGCTGATGACGCAGACACCCAGAACTGGGGTGAGCCTAACTCAGTAATTCGTAGTCTTGATGGGCGTAAATTTGGACTAAGCCCTATACCTAAAAAAGCTTACAAGATTTGGTTTTTTGCTTATGACCTTCCTACAGAGTTATCTTCTTACTCTGATCAAATAGTTTTTCCTGATTTGTATAGTCCTGTTCTTATATCTAAAGCTAGATATTATCTTTATCAGTTTAAAGACAACCCTCAAGCATCAGCATTTGCATTAGAAGACTACAAAAAAGGTTTAAGAAGCATGAGAGAAAATCTTCTTGGGCCTAGTACATCTTATTTTAAAGATGATAGGGTGGTATTTATCTAATGTCTTTAGCATTTGGTTTATCATGTACGGGTGGTTTAAATACCAATCTAAATGAATTTGAAATGCTTAGGCAGCCCGGGTTTGCTAAAGAGCTGTTAAATTTTGAGGTTGATCCGGATGGAGGTTATAGACGCATAAGTGGTTATACGCCTTATGGAGATACTAGACCTGAAGGTGCTAATAGAATACTAGGCGTTATTCCTTATGCTCTTGGGCTTGTTGTTTGTGTTGATACATCTGTGTATTACACTGAAGATGGAACAACATGGCTTCAGATAAATAGAGACACCGGACACGCTGGAGTTACTGAAGCTAATTTAAGTTTACAAACAGAGTTAGACAGGCCAAATCAAGGTCAGGCTCAGTTTGTTATTATGAAAGCACCTACTGGGCATACTAGTTCAGAGTATGGTGCATTAAGTATAGCTACGGGTGCTGATAAGATAGGTCACTTTCATATTGATGGTACTGGAGCTACACGTAAGTTTGTCTACGAAGAAATTTCTACTCCTGCGGCGGGTCAGTTTATAGAAGAACATGACAAGCACTTATGTGTTGTAGATACAGAAAATGCACCTAGCACCTTATATTATTCAAAAACAAATGATGACAGAGACTTTACAGGAACTGGCTCAGGCTCAGTAAGTATCTCAGATAGAATTACAGGAATTAAAAGCTTTCGTGGATCGCTTTATATTTTCTGCCAGAATAGTATTCATCGTTTAGATAATATCAATGATGCCGCAAATACTACCGTTGTTCAAATAACAAATAACGTAGGATGTCTTAGCGGCTATAGCATTCAAGAAATTGCAGGTGATGTAGTATTTTTAGCCCCTGATGGTATTAGACTTGTAGCTGCTACAGAGCGTATTGGTGACGTAGAATTAGGATCTACTTCTCGTCAGATCCAATCCATAATATCTGCATTAACTTCTAGTATATCTGATTATATTATTAGTAGTGTTGTTTTAAGAAACAAATCCCAGTATAGATTATTTTATACAGGCATATCATCAGATATAAACTTTGCCAAAGGCGTAATAGGAACATTAACGCCTCAAGGATTTCAATGGTCTGAAACACAGGGTATTCAGGCTCCTGCAATAAGTTCAGGATTTGATGCCTCTGGAAATGAAAAAATATATCATGGCGATAATTTAGGTTATATTTATAATCATGATATAGGAAATAATTTTTATCAAGATGAAACTGTAAAAGTTATTACAGCTTCTTATAAAACACCAAATTTAGATTTTGGAGATGCAGGAACTTTAAAAACATTAAGATATGCTAAAATATCTTTAGGCCCAGAAGGAGAAGTAACACCTTCTGTTAGAGTTAGATATAATTATGAAGACACAACTATTCCTCAACCTTCTGATTATGTTTTAACCGATGTAAGAACTCCAGCATTATTTGGAACAGCTATTTTTGGTACAGATTTATTTGGAGGAAGTTTAGATCCTCTTACACGAATAGCCATCCAAGGCAGTGGACATACTTGTAGTTTTAAAATTTTTTCATCAGACAATAAACCTTCTTATTCGGTAAATGGTTTATATGTAGATTACACGCCTTCTGGTAGGAGATAAAAATGGCTGGAACAAGCTACACAAGACAAAGCACATTTATAGATGGCGATACGATAACTGCTGCGTTATTTAATGATGAATATAATCAACTTGTAAACGCTTTTAGTTATGCCAGCTCAGGCACAACAGGACACCAACATGATGGAACTGCGGGAGAAGGCGGTAATATTCATACCATTGGTGATCAGGACTTTCTTAACAAAATAGTTGTTGATAGTACTAACAATCGTTGGGGAGTGTATGTAGAAGTTGGTGGTGTTGCTACTGAGCAAATACGTATTCAAGATGGAGCTATTGTACCTGTTACAGACAATGACATTGATCTAGGAACAAGCTCGCTAGAGTTTAAAGACTTATACCTTGATGGTACAGCTAACATTGATAGCTTAGTAGCTGACACGGTAGATATAAATGCTGGAACTATTGATGGGACTACAATTGGTGCTACTAGTGCTAGTACCGGAGCGTTTACAACTCTTACCGCTTCTGGTGATACTACACTTAGCGGTGCTTTATCTGTTGAAGGAAATACCATTCTTGGAAACGCCGCAACAGATACAGTCACATTTACCGCTGACGTTTCATCAAATATTTTACCCAGTGCTGACAGTACTTACGATCTTGGGGACGGCTCTACTTATTGGGCAAATGCCTATATAGACGCAGTTACTACAACTGGTAATGTAGCTATAGGCGGCAATCTTACTGTAACTGGGAACGCTACTATTGCAGGTAATCTTACGTTTGGTGATGCTGCAACTGATACTGTAGCTTTTAGTGCTGATGTAGCTTCTAATCTTTTACCAAGTGCTGATGGTACTTATAGCTTAGGTGCTGTAGGTTCTGAGTGGCAAGATCTATATATAGATGGCACAGCAAATATTGATAGTCTTGTAGCAGATACTGCTGATATTAATGGCGGTACAATTGATAGTACTGCTATAGGTTCTACTACTGCATCTACAGGTAATTTCTCTACACTATCAATTAATGGCACAGCTATTACTTCTACTGCTGCTGAATTAAATTTATTAGATGGTGTAACTGCAACTACTATAGAAATAAATTATCTTGATGGTGTAACCTCTAATATTCAAACTCAGCTAGATGCACTACAAGATTCTGATGCAGATCTGACAGCAATTGCAGCTCTTACGCCTTCTGATGGTAATTTTATAGTAGGCAATGGAACTACATGGGTTGCAGAGTCTGGTAACACTGTAATAGCTTCTTTAGGTGTCACAGCTACCGCCGCAGAGCTTAATTACACAGATGGCGTTACGTCTAACATCCAGACTCAGTTAGATACCAAAGCCCCACTAGCCTCCCCAACCTTCACAGGCACAGTGACTGCTGATGGCTTGTCTCTTGGTGATAATGAGAAGGCTACGTTTGGCGCAAGCAATGACCTAGAGATTTATCACGATGGGTCGCATAGCCGCATAGATGATACAGGTACGGGTAATTTAATTATTCGCGCTAATGCTGCTACGTCTATACAAAAATACACAGGTGAAGTCATTGGGCAATTCACAGCAGATGGTTCTGTTGACCTCTACTATGACAATGCAGTTAAGTTTTCCACAACCTCCACAGGCATAGACGTTACTGGTGGAGTCAGCATTGATGATGACAACAACTATAGCTTTGGTGACGGAACAACTTACATACAAGGTTCTGGTGCTGCTGACAGATTAAAATTTATAACTAATGCCTCAG